CTTTATCCTTTAGACACGTTGCGCCTACATCACGTTCAATCTGTGCTATCTCATTGAATACATTCGGGAAATCCTTCCGTATCTTGTTCCAGTATCCCATACCACCTTTCACGCAACCGATGCAGTTGTTGTTATTGTAACCCATCTTGTACATAGCGGGGATTTCAATATCGGCTTTCCAAAGCATTCCCATTGCATCCGGCTTCGTTATCTGCTTTTCAATAAGCGGGAATAGTGGCTTTGTGTCCGGGTACTGCTGCTTTAATCGGATAGCCCGGTTAATCTCTTTCGGATCGTAATCGAATCCCCAAACTTGTCCATCCCAGTGTTTAAGTTCACGTTCCAGCTTATACCGAACTTCCTTCTTTAGTTGGAGCGTACAGGCTGCACCATGAGCCCCGTTAATATATCCCTTTCGCAATACATCAGCAACACAAGTATATTTGTCGCTTCGAATGGTGTGAATAGGTTGCCCGTACCACTTCTCGCAATCTGCAAGAAACCTGGCATTATCAGGATGCCCGGAACCAGTTTCAATATAGTAGATATACACATCATCATACAGACTTAGTGCTATCTTACAAGCGACTGCGGACGTCACACCGCAACTGAACCATGCTATTATCATTTGATTCCTTTCATTCTAATTTTGAATTATTACTTTCTAAAAAACATGTCCCCTGAAATTGACCGAGCAGTATCATCTCCGGGACGATCCTTTTAGTTCTATGACGTTAAACATTTCTTTTACACGATCAGCGATATAATCACCGTATTTGTTTCCAAACTCTGTATTTGGATCGAGATTGGTCGTAACGTGGGTAATAAACTCCCTTCTGACTTCATATCGAAGTTGTAAAATGGTTTGTATGACATTTATCCCGGTCCCGTAATGCTTTGAATCTGTAGGTTCACGTCCCAATTCATCAATAGCCAGATTACACATGTATTCACGATCAGTAAACCGAAATAGCCCGTTCATACCTTTCTCTGCATACATGAGAGATATTTCTACTGCACTAGTGAGTCTAAAGCCTATGTGATCGTTATTACATCCGTATCGTAAACGGTTGATCTTGCCTAGATAACGCTGTAGCCCTTTTATCAAAACAGACTTGCCAACTCCAATTGGTCCCCATAAAAGCAAGCCTTTTGAGGAATCAAGCATCTTACTTCTGCCTAATACATAATCATACAATTCGGATAATAGGACCTTGTTGCGTTCGTCAATGATAAATCCCGGTTCTACTTCCTTCATGGAGTTAATAAACTCTTTTTTCCAGAAGTGTTCTACTCGTTCCTCGTTCCATGTTATCTCCTTTCCTTTGATGTGAAATTTAACCGAAGGAGATTGATTTGATTCCGGCTGACTTGGTTTCATTAGAGGAATCAGCTCCCCGACTGTTCTTATTGCTTCCATTCTTTTTTTCTGTTTGAAAATCATTTTTTTCCCACGTCCTTACTGCTGCCTTCCAGTCTTTCATCTTAGACCGCCCGACCATCCAACCGTTAGAAGTATAATGATCCAACCACTTCTGTGGATCAACATTGTTTTTTCTTTCTATGCAGTAGGCAGAAACTTCTTCAATAGATGGAGGAATAAACTTTCTAGTTTTTACGGTTTCCCCTATATTATCTTTTTGTTTAGTTTCTATTTTAGTTTTATATATATAGTCTGGCGCATTGGTTGGCTGATTGGTTCCCATATTGGTTGGCAGATTGGCTGGCTCATCTACTATCTTTTGGGCTGGCTTATCTACCGGAAATTTTACGGTAGTTGAATTCACAATCGAATTCTCAAAAGCTTTTTCAAAAGAGTACAATCCTACCACCCTTTTACTTTTACCGGATTTATAATAAACTAGTCCTGCATTAATCAAAGAAAGCCTGGCACGGACGAGAGTTTTCTCATCAATATTAAGAGCACAACAGAGTTCAATATTCGAGCAACTGAAAACGTCCTCCCAACCCTCGCTGTTACAAACGGCAACTAATTCGTAGAATAGTGCCTGTTCGGTAGCGGTAAGTCGATTACGTCTTCGTGCTTTTCTCATTTTTTCTGTTAATGTATATCCGTCCATAGTTTAATACGCATGAATACAGATTCTTTTACTATCAGCGACAAAACGCCGTTTAAGCTTATAACAGTAGGCAACACGTGGATTCCCTTTAGCTGTGGGAACAATAGTTCCATTATTGCATTTTGCGCAAGTATCTGGGCGGATAACTTGCTTGTCTGATTTCTTTTTCATATCTATTTTTCTTTTAAATAATCTGTTACTACAGCGATAAACTCCTCCAAAGACCGGCAGACAACATACTTCGCTCCTATACTATCAAATTCCTTTTGATAGGCTTTTTGGTGATCGCTTTGCCTTCCTGTTTTAGTTTTTAATTCAATCCCCATAAAAGGATAATACTTGTTAGGGATCAACATAAGTAAGTCAGGGAAACCGGCACGTACTCCCATCTGTTTAAACTTTGCAGCTTCGATAGCATTCCGTTTACCGCCATTAGGAGAATGATGCAACCTTAGCCTATATTGAGGATATTGTAAATCGAACCAGCAAACACAAGCTCTTTGCAAACCATCCTCTTCGTATTTTGGCTTTTTGCGGATATTTTTGCCGCAATACTGGGCTTTCATTTCTTCGAATGTCATATCAACCTTTCTCCTTACTCCTTTGGAGTTTCTTTCTAGTTTTACGAATCATATCTTCATCTCTCAAATTATATCCTCTAATGAGGATTTCTGACGTTTTCAAGCACCGGACTATCGTCTGGTATTCTTGCTTAGTGATTGTTATTTTCATGTGGGCAGTTTAGGAGTCGAACCTAAATAATTGCATCTGCAATACATAAAGCACTTCGTACGCTTTCTTTATGCTCTCGTTACCATTGAGAATACCTCCCCATGTTCGCCCGCCAATCTTCACAGACAAGCAGGCTGGGGTAAAAAGGTTAACAAAGCTATCTCAATAGCTCACTCTTGCGGATTATAGCCCTACCTGTGACGATAGTATTCTCCGTATTGTGAGATAATGTACTTTGCTTAATTCCTATCTGATCTTCGGATAAATGGCGAAATATACCCGTTACCGAGCTGAAGTAATAGTTCCGCTTTTCGAAGACCAGGTAGACATGGATTACTTTAGTTCTACGCATTTCGCATAACTTTTATTTCAAAACTTCCAAATAACAGCTATTTGGAATTATACAAACTCTTTGTTTCTTTCAATCTCTTGCTGAGCATAAATCAGCATTTGATGTTCATTTGCGGCAGGCAGATAAATACCCGCTTGTGCCGCACTCCAGTTACGAAAACGGTCAATCGAAATCGTCATTTCACCCGTTGATAATTCAGCAGAGCTACGTAGATAGGTTACTTCTTTACCCACCTTATTGATCGTCTTTCGTTCAAACAAATCACGGTTGCATGTTCTTTTATAAAAGTCTATTTTGGCTTCATCAAGGCTGCAACCGTATTCACTACCAAAATACCCTAAAAGAAGATGCAAATAAGAATTTTGGGCAAGTGTGCGGTTGGGCAGTTTCTTCTTCACTTCCACCACCGCACGCTCCTTGAACAGCTTGTTTACATACTCCTTGAACTTAGGCACTTGATATTCATTCTTCAAGTCGAACAACATAAATCAAAATGGCAAATCATCCTTTGTATTACCATTTGCATCAACAGGAGGCGGAAAGTTCTGCGGTTGTTGCTGATAATTCGGTTGTTGTGCCGGTTGTTGTACCAATGCACCTTGTGGCGATTGAGTAGCGGTGCCACGTGCCTCTATTTTATAGCACCGAATGGAAGCCATACGCTTAAGTTCTCCATCTTGATTAGTCCAAGAACGTCCTTGTAGTACGAATGACACGGTAACAACATCACCTTGACTAAAACGATCAAGATCAGCACATTTATCTCCTGAAAACTCTAAAGGAAGAATATTCTCATACTCGCTACGCTCACCCGTATAAGGGTCATAAGTGGTAGCATCTAAAATAAACTCCCGTTTGGTAAACGAAGAACCACCATTTTTAGATGGGATTTGAACAGTTTGTCCAATTTCTATAATTTTCCCGGTTATTTGATTTGCCATAATTAATCTACTGTTTCTTTTATTAAATATTTAACTAAATCCCTGTATTCCGCCCATTCGAGAAATGAACGAAGCAAATTCCTATTATCCCGTTCCATCCCATCATATCGGTAGCAGGTTATCGCAGGAGAATATCTTTCAAGCGGTAATCCCCTAACATCATAACCATGTTTATCTTTATTGTAATTATCAAATACAAACAAATCGAAATGGAAGACATCTACATTAAAAAGTTCAAGGTAAAACTTCCATTGACAGGAGTTGATATAATCAGAATCTGATGGATAAGAGTATTTAGTTTTTATATCTCGTATTTCTATACCGTTTATAATATCAGCACATCCTGTTACAACAGCACATCCAAAGTCTTTATAAAGACGTATCTCATGATAAGCGTTTGGAAACTCATTTCGATAATCTAGTGCAACCTTGCACTGGTTTACATCTAAAATAACATCAAATCCATCAATATCAAACTTTCGACCACATGGAACAGGTTCTTTTTGCTCTTTCCCATAATAAAGGAAAGAGCGCTCTCCGGAAGGTACTTTTTCAGACTTAGGCTTTCCTGTTTCCACAATAGAATGGAAAGCAGTGCCTATCCGAGTTTGTTCATTACCTGTAAATACGCCTGTTATACTTTCTATTACTGACTGTTCGGTGATTTCATAATTGGCATATTCACTCTGTTCTATATACCTTCTAAATTTTTCAAGCTGCGTTACTCTTATCAGAGGAATCATTTCTCACAAATTTCTTATTTTCATTTTCATATTTAAATCCTTTTGATGCAAGATTTGTCTTCATTTCCTTGAAAAAAGGATATTGTAATACCTGTGGCAATTCCTTCATCGCTTCAATGATACCGGAAATATCTTCATCCGTCATGGCAGCTGCAAGTTGTTCTCTCAAAGATGAAAGCATCTCATTTGCTTTTTTCTGTTCTTCTGATTTATTCTGTATTGCTTGCTTTACTGTAGAAATAACGTTTGACATAAATGTAGAAAAATCAGCACTAGATGATTCAGGTATTTCCATCATCTTTAATTGTGCTACGTTTTTCCCAATAAAAGTATCAGTTGGTTCGAATGAAATAGTGCGCTTACCGTTTACCTTAGATATATATCCTACCTGATCAGCAATACGGAGAAGTAAATCCTTACTCTGTCCAGTGCAATCCGGTGAATGCTTTATAATGTCACCTTCCGCCACTTCCTTATCATGGCAAATAAAAATAATATCAGAACCATTAGAACGAAGCTGATTAACAAATGATTTGAAGTCTTCCGCTATTTGCCCAAATCTCTTTAAAGTATTGGTTGCTAATTTGTAGTTGTTTTTTATAGCAAAATTCATCAGATAATCATCCAAGCACGCTTTAGCTGTATCGCAAATGATAGTACTATAGGACTTCATTGTTTCATATTCCGCTGTTATGTCTTCCCAATTGTTGGCAGTAAGAGTGTCACAGCGTTGTACTGCTCTATCATACCCTCTATCTGTGTCTATTAAAAGAGGATTAAATGCAGTTGTAGCAACAGAAGTTTTTCCTGTTCCTGGAGTGCCATATAGCACGATAATCACTGGACGTTCAGGAGTTACGTCATTTTTTTTAATAATTGGCATATCATATATCATTTAAAGTGGTTAAAATAGTTCCCGGATACCGAACCAACGGACACCGGGATTAAATCAAGATAATTTGCGGATAACCTCACCGCCATATGAATTTCTAGTTAGTTCAATAAACTCATAGACGGTAAACTTATCATTGTCTACATCTATACCTTTGTCTCTACAAAAAGATTCTCTTCCAGCCTTACAACTTCCGGTAAGTATATGATGCCATACAAATAATTCCTTAGCGGAATACTTTTTAGAAAAGTCAGAAAAATTCTCTTTGAACTTATCAATTCTTTCCTCTTCTGTACTATCATCATAAAGCTTTTCTTGCAAAGATTCAAATGCCTCGTGCAGAGTACTACCATGAGAAAACTGATTATTTCCTTTTACTATAAAACAAGGAGTAAGAGATAAGTCGGACTGGAAGATAAATCCTTTTGCGATGTTACCTTTTACATTTGTAATTATAGTAGGTATATTATCTACTATATAAATAGTATTCCCATTTACAGATTTTACGCCATAGCCATCGCCAGAGCCATAGCCAGAGCCAGAGCCATAG